GTGCACTGCAAAGTGCAACTCCTTTGTTAGTAAATACAGAAAACTGTATCACCACCAAAAGTGCTACAAAGCACCTCCTCAGTAGCTAATGCTACATCACGAAAAGATCGTGATCCATCGGCGTTTCGACTTGAAGACACCGCGCTTCACTCGGGACACATACTCGACATGACTGAAGTCATGCCAAGCATACCAAGGCGTATTTAGAACGGACAATTGCCGCTGGGAAACGGCAAATGCTCGATTAAAAATACCATGGGCCGTTGGGATGGGGTCTACAACCTTTTTAGGTTCGTAGACGATCCGCTGTTGTTCGAAAGCACACAGATTATTATTATAACGTGTGTGAGTATCGAACATACAAGACCTGAAGCCTACGCCAGCCGCAGAAATGCGACTGCGTGGGACGACACGTCTAACAGCCACCTCAATCAAGTCTCGTAACATCTGACATGTCCGCCAAAGACCAGCTTCATAGAGCTGATCAGAAGTGGAAACAGCAGACATAACTTGACTAGGAGTCCACGTCGTTGGGTAAGAACGGAAATCTTCTCTGACATAAACGGGTTTAACCGATACACCATTGAAGAAATCTCCGCCGCAAGACTCACGAAATGCAGAATTTCGAAAGGACTTGCTATTATTTACCTTGAGAGAATAACGCTCAAGGTAACCAACGACAGCATCAACATAGCGGACGGGAATGATAATATCATCGCCGTACACATCAATTTCAGAAGAAAACTTCTGAATTGACCGCGCAGTTGGGTGGACGCCTGAGTAAGAGTGGCAAGCAGCTTGTATAAGCGTATAAAATACACAAGCTTCAACAGGAAAGCATAAAGCTGAGCCCATTGAAGCATACTTGCTGAGAACCACGTTACTCCCATCAGGCAAATCAGCATGAAGTGACCTAGCATCCTGGAGATAATCCAGTATTGGCGATCGAGAAAAGATCCGATTAACTAGTGCTAGAGAAACTCTATCACTGGCATCGGACAAGTCGATCGTAGCTAGGTTCTTAGTCACAGATGCTGATTGAGCGAGTGATTGGTTGATAGTCTGATCACGAAAGTGAACAGAAAACTTAGTCAACCTATGGCTTTCGAGTCTATCAACCATAAAAGACATCAGCGATTGCTGAACGTATTGCATGGAAGAAGGCTCAATAGCTATCACTCGAGGAGACTTCAGAGTCTTTGGAACAAATACGACGCGTACGGGAATCTCATCTTTAAGAGAAACCATGCGAATCTTATTTGATGACTCAGAAGCTAGATTTACCTCCTCGGCCCATTCTCCATAATTATGGAAACAATGGTCAGAAAGAGGAAAACTAGACTCAAACCTGGAGTACCAATAAGAAATGCTATAACGAGAATTCGTTGATAGCCGTTCTGCGGTAGCGCCGGGCCCATGCCTACAAATAAGATCGACATTATCGAGAGTAGGAAAAACCCTACTCCAAATAATAGAAGATACTTTGTCAAGGATATCATCCTTGCCGACCATAATGGATCGGGAGGCATCACGGAGTTCTCCTTCTACTTGGTGGTACTTGCGTATGGCAGCCCTCTCTCGAGAAGGCGTACATGCGATCCTAAGCTTCTTTTGGAAGCGACAGATCTGTCGAATAGCATAAATACTATCGACACAAGGACTATCAAGTAGTTCTCCACTTGGAGCAAACACACGCTTAAAGAAACCTCCGAGAAATCGGGGGAGACTTTCATGACTACGAAAATTCGTAGGACATGTGAAGCGCCCGGATTCTAACCCACTTTCGAGTGCGTCAGAAAGAAGGGGAAGTGTTATCGTTAGAAACGATAATCCTTCGTGTTTACACCGATCTTGTATAGCTACAAGATCACGCGAAGCTGATAAGCCTTGGCAACTTGCTAACTCGTTAGCAAGTTCCATCGTGAGCATGGTCGGTATTTCCACTACTTCCTCCGTTTAAGAGGTGAGTAGAACCGTCCATGACGCAATGACGTGAGTCATTTAGAGAGTAAAGAAAGAAGAAGCCTTTTTAAGAAAGGCCAAATCCTCTTTACAAACTTAGTACTCACCGTTCAAAAGGCGGTCAATCTGAGCAGTGGCCCAATCGGCCAAAGCCTGATATCCAGCCTTGATCTCCGTATTCGTAAAGCCCACAAGCGGCGTGTCAATAACGACATAAGCCGAAAAGGACTTTTCGACATTCACAGCAGGATTGAGCGGGTCAGCGGACACCTTACGGGCCGTGACACGCATCTCTCCACGCTTACGAGCTTTGCTCGTAGTCTGACGAACGGTACCAGTCATCTGGCCGTCCGGAGAAGTGAATGCACCGATTCCTGAACCCACGCTTGTGCGGGGGAACAAGACAGCGGTGGTTCCATCTTGTTTGATGGACTGGGGATCTGCGAACATGGAAGCTCTTCCTTCTATTAGGGAGGGTTTTCGTCTCACGACGATAAGCTATATTACCAAAAGCCTCTGCTCTTATCGAGAACAGAACCAAACTTTTGGATTGATATAGCACCTAGGATAGACTTTTGAAAATCTGTCATATTATTTATGTCCAGATTGTCTACCCAAGGAGCGTCAAACGGCCCGAACGGATATCGGAATTTAGTCCAAATCTCCGTTCGCTGAGGTAGTGCGACCTCGACTGGATCTCCGGTTGTTTTATCGGAGAATTGACCGACGGTACTAGTCTCAATAATAAGACGGCGTGAAGCCATCATATGAAATGAGGAATAAGCACCTCGCTCAGCAACACCAGGATCTTGACTATTAAGAAAAGACCCGATGGAACTGAACCAGTCGAGAAGCCAAGTCCAAGGAACTAGTTGATAGAGACTAGAAGCAGTTGGATAAAAACCAGCTAATTTCTTAGCTAATTTATTCGCCCACTTTAAGTCTCTAGGACCAGCAGGCAGATGGTACTGATAAGTACCAACTGCCCAACACCGCACTTCCTCTGTTATTTGAATAACAGTGTAAGTAGGGGTGATTCCGACGAACATCTCGCCAGGAAACATGGAAAAGTCATCCACAGTTCTTGTCCAAGATGTCACTCCTTTAAGGGAGTCTTGACTTTTTTCCGGGCCGATATAAGATCGGCGCCGGCGCACTTGCTTTCCGTCATCACGAATCAGCTGCTGGATATAGTTCGAAATGTTTCTATAGAGGTCCAAGTAGGACTTAACTGCAGAAACAATCGGAAGATAGCCAAACTGAAGTGCCAAGTAGTTACCTGCTGTTTTAGAAACACCAGGTTTATAAGCTCTTTTAATGAGTTGGGAAAGTTGTTCACGAGTATCACGGATTAAACCGGGAACATCGCGAAGCTCGACCAATTCACGAAATAAAGAGAACTTAGGCAAGTCAGGTCGTAGGTCATTCCTAGCCCTATTTAAATAGCGCAGGATGAACGAATAGGGATCCCAGCCGAATGGATTATGGTAAAGACCATTATCATCCGTCCAGGTATCGCTATCTACTGGATAACTCCATGTCGATAAAGCTTCACCTTCAACAGAATTTGAAGCATTCATGGGGCCACCACCGATGTAGGTCAACTCGCCTATTTCTACGCGAGGAGATCTAGATATCTTCTTTGTTAAAAAGAAGATACCACCATCGATGTAACCAGTATTACGATCCGTAGTAATATGAAAATCGGAATTGTGACGATTATTTTTATCGTAACAAGTACCGACTTCATAGTACCCCGGAAGCTGATCTTCTCCACGATACGTCTTCTCAAACTTTTCCGTAAATGGATTGTAAGGATAGTCGTATCTTTGGAGAAAACCGTCTGATTTCGCATTTATCTTTTGATAATTGCGATTTCTTGTGATTGACGGCATCAGACAAGCTCCGTTTGACATAGAGGTTTTATCATGCTTTCGCACGCTGGGGACCGACGAGGTCCC